GGATGAAGTCCAGCCCCCGCTGGTACTCCTCATCGCGACTGCCACACTCGGCCATCTTCGTCCTGTAATAGGCCACGACACTGATCCTCTCCACACCGCAGGCCGTATGGTCTGGAAAGCGATCCAGTGCGCCCATGCCTTGTCCGCATTCCATACAGGTCATGGGCGTGTTGCCATGCCACTGGTGAGCATCCATCAGCAACAGGTCGCCGTGCTGCATGTTCACCCCGATGCGATACTCCGGGAAGGTGAAGATGCCCCCGCTGTAGTTGCCCTTGCGCAGCACCGCGAGCGTGCTAAAGCCCTGCTCTAGGTCGCCGGCGTCGGTATGCACGCCCGTGGGATACGACCTGTTCACCGTGATGGTGGTGAACACGGTGTCGGCGATGCGCCAGTCCGGATGCGTCTGCTGGGCAAAGCCCTCCTGCACGGCGTAGCGGTCGGGCACGTACTCCTTGAAGTAGCCATTGATCGACTGGAACAGCGGGAACAATGCCTGCCACTGGTCCATCTCCCTGCCAGACCATGCCGTCAGGCGGCAGCGCATGCGCGGAGCCTGCCGGTCGAACGAGCCGATGATGGTGCTGCGCACATGGGGCGTGCGAGTGCGCGTGGCCTTCTCTTTGTTCTTCTTCCTGGTGAAGCCACTGGCCATGCCCCGGTTGTCGGTTGAGCCCTTGCTGGCATCGAACAGGATGGCCCGCACATCCTCGGCGACCATGTCCTGCAAGGCACCGGGCAGGTACGTCGCTAGGATCTCTCCGGTGGGCAAGCGCACCGTGGTGGGTCCGGTGAGCATGATGTCGATGCCATCGCGCTGGACGAAGTGACCCTTTAGGCGCTCCAAGGCAGCACTGTTCAGCCGTGTACGTACACGGATCTCGCTGAATGCATAGTCCATGGTCGTAGTCTACCGATCCTTCGCTGCTGAGTCAAATGCTGCTGCCACCGGACCGGGCAGCAACTTGATCAGGATGTGGGCAGGCAACACCGGGTGGATCTCTAACGCATCCCAGTCGTCCGCAAGGCGTCGGTTCTTGCTGTTGCGCCCGGCGACCCACTGGGCGTTCTGTAGGGAGATAGAGAGCTCCTCGGCTCGATGCTTTCGCCGCTCTGAGGCGAGCGTTTTGCCTGTCAAGTACACAGGCCACAACTTGTATCCCATGCCTCGCACAGCCGAGAAGAAGCGGCTGTTCGCCAGCCTGTCCCCCTCGGCCAGCACCAGCGGCGGTCGCTGCTTGTCCAACAAGGACACGACTTGGGGCTGCACGTCCAGCGCCAAGCCATCCGTGCCACGGAAATGCTGGCGGTCACTGCCGAGCTCCATCACGCCACACGCATACACCATGTGCATGAATGGGCGGTGTCGGCACTCGTAAAGGAGCCCTCCCACGAGCGCCGACACCATGGTGGATTTGCCGATGCCAGGATCCCCGAAGATATACAACAGGTGCATCGCTTACCCCTTTAGCAAGTCGTCCTTGAGCACCGTGCTCAACTTGGCCCGTGGGATACGTTCGTGCAGGAGCAGGTAGGCATCCTCGCCATGCATGCCAAGGGCTTTCAGCACGCGACCACACAGCCACACGCTGCGGGTCACGCCGGCCTCGCACATCACCAGCACGGCCCCTCCTTGCCAGTGCGCGGCCACGTTGACCACGGCCTCGGTGTTGGGCGGGATGGCGTCGCTACCCATGGGCATGTTCAGGTAGGCCAGCCCACTCAGGTCTGGGTCGACCTTGTTCCACACGTTCACCACCAAGCCGATGCCGTGCGCTTTGAGCAAGGCTCGCTTTTGGGCGGCAGGCCACGTGAGCATGTGGCCGCGCTGGTACAGCCGGTCGGGCAGCACCATCGCCAGCCCGGCCCTAGTCATAGCAGCGACTCGGTCGCCCGGAAATGCCCCCAGCGCACGCGCGTCACGGTGTTGCCCTCCTTGTTACTTAGCAGTCGCACCAGCCCCGGCTTGTAGTGATCCCACTTGGACACCAACACCAGACCAGACCGCTGCGCTGCCCCCCGAGCATAGTCCTTGGCGCAGCCCCCACCGATCTTGCCCATGGTGAGCGTCTGGTAGGTGTACTGGGGAAGTTTGATCGTGCGCCTGCCAGCCCTTAGGATCTGCAGACACATGTCGGTATCCTCATGAAGGAACGGCCAGTAGTCCCACGGACCATCGGTGCGGATACACACGGCGTAGCCCACACGCTTGTTCTGAATGGCGCTGTCCTCGGGCCATGCGTATTGTCGATTCATGCCGCTGGCTGCCGCATAGGCAGGATGCGCGGTGAGGTCCTCCACCGCCGCCAGCCATTCCCCCCAAGGCACGAACGTATAGGGCGCACCGAAGTGGGCGCGCGTGCGAGGCTCCTCTAGGTCATCATCCACGATCCATATGCGCTGCAGCGCGCTGGCTCTGGCGCGTTGCAATATCCACCTGCGCGTCAGGCCGATGCCATTCCACGTCGTCGCCAGCACCGACACGCCGGGGTACGCAGCCTTGTAGACCTCGAACTCGGCGCTGCGCACCACGATGTGAAACGCGACACCGTCCCGCAGGAAGCCGGATATGGTGGTGCTGTCCCCAGCCCTCTCTCGGCTGGGGACGTACACCGGACTATTCATCCTTGGGGGCGTGGCTCAGGCAGGCATGGCAGCGCATGCCCTTAGCCTTCGGTGCCAACTCGATCTCACCTTGCTCGTCATAGTGGAAGGGCTGCCCGCAGTAGGACTGAGCATAGTCACGCTCGTCCTTGGGGTTAGGGTCGATCAGGTGCCACACGCGGTCCTTGTCTGGAGTCCAGTCCTGCATGTCTGCTCCCCATGTGGGTACGGTGCTGAGGGGTACTTGTCGGTAGGTGGTCATTTGTCGCCTGCTTTCATCTCTACTGCTACAGCGACCAGTTCCAGTCGCACGATCACGGGCTGGTTCACCTCGGCTATGACCTCGACTCTCCGATTGAGATGACTGAGGTCTTTGCCGTCCACGATCACCGTGCCCATGCCGCCCTGCCCGACATCGATCAGCACGGTGCGTCCCTTCTTGGGTGGGGTCATGCCTTTGCCTCCATGTAGTCGTACTTGGTGTCGCTCCACACTTCCCCCTTGTCCCGCAGCCAGCGGCTCAGGTCATGGCGGATGCCGGCCCAGCCGTGCTTCTCACCGAGTGCCGCGTGTGGCACCACTGCCTCACGCGCAGCCCACAGAGCGGTGTCGTACTTGTCTGCCCAGTAGGCTCCCTTGGGACCGTTGAGGTATTCCAGTTCTTGGTCGATGGTGCGCCCCGGATACTGCCCACGGTTCTCGTAGGCCACGCGATATTCGCAGAGCATGGCAGCCAGCACGTAGTGGCCGACCTGTGGCAGCACGGCTTGGATCATGCCCAGCAAGTCCTCGGCTAGCGCGTCGGCCATGCCTGCTTCCTTGCGTTCCAACAGGCGATACTCCCACTCTGGGTACAGCAAGGCTAGGCAGCGCACGGGCGACTCCCCTCCGATGCTGCGCACGTCGTACAGTTCGGCCTTGGCCCCGGCATATCGGCGTAGGAACTCCACCACCCGGATGGTGATATAGCGGCCGAAGTACATCACCTGCTCGACGCTGGCATACCACGCGTCGTACGCCTCCTTTGGGGACATGAGGTCTTGCACGGCCAGCAGTCGACGTGGCTCCCTGCTTTGGCACCACTCCAGCCAACTCCGTAGACAGGCGTTCATGCGACTTGGCTCGCGCACCATGCGCCGCTCGGTACGGATATGGAAGCCTGCCCAGTTGGCCCGCACCCACTCAGCGAGCGCGCTGGGTTCCTCGCTGGCGTCCTCCCATGGCCAGAACGACCATATGGCCTCGCTGGTGAGCACGCTGTATGGCGCTCCGTACAGCCCGGCCCGCCAGATCACTTCCTCCAGCGCGACCGGGTCGTCAGGGTCTTGGCACAACCAGCCCGCCAAGGTCATATGTGGACTCGGCTCCCCCACATCCTGCTTGTAGCCCACGAACTCGACGAAACGTTCGCGGTGCCACTCTGCAGACTGGTCGGTCTCTACAGGGAGCCATGGCTTACTCGTCACGGCCATGCACCCGTAGGAAGTGGTGGCCTGTCATCACGGTGTATGGCGTCAGCCAGTCGCCCCCGTGCAAGTCCGACCAGTCTGCGCTGCGCACCACGATCCAATCCTTGGTGGGCACTCCGCTGCGCACGTAACTGCGAATGAGCAGCGGCGGCTTGCCCTTGCGCAGTCGGTCGATGGCCGTGAAGCAGGTCAGCCAGCCGCTAGGGATGTGCGCCCGTTGAGCCTCAGGTGAGACGCCACTGAGCCACACGGGTGGAGCGGCACGGCTGGCCTTGGACTGCCACAGGAAGTCCCTGCCGATGAGATCGATGGCGTCGCCGAACTGGCCCACCTTGCGTGGTCCGTAGACCTTCTCGATCCTGCGCTCTTGGTCGCCACCCAAGCGGCGGCTGCTCATGCCCAAGCGGCTACGGTCGAGGTCTTGCGGCACTCCGCACTTGCAAGCCATCCCGGTCTGCGTCCATACGGACCACCTGTGCGTGTGTCGCGTGCGCTCCCCCTGCAAGCGCTGCGCCCCAAGGTTCTCCCGCCAGTCGCTCATGGCGTAGGCTCAACGTAGGGCAACTGCCCGCTGACATGCCATGGCATCGGCTGGAACAGCGGCTCCACCTCATCGGTGTCCTGTACGACGGGCACGCTAGCCTGTGGCAGCGCCGCCGTGTCGTACGGGAAGTCCGGCGGCGCGACCCAGCCATCCTCGGCGATGCACTGCACGCACTTGCCCATCAGGCCCACGACGTACTTGCTACGGATCCATGTGCGCCCCACCTTGATGACCCTGTCTGGCCACAGCGGATGGTGCTGCACACCGTGGTCGCACATGGCCGGGACCAAGTGGAGCGGGTCCATGACGCTGCTAGAAGGGAAACTCTGCGCCCACAAGACCTTGGCGAATGGGGCTTGGGGCTTCTTGCTCTTGGGGCTCATCGGGTTCCACTCCCTTGTGCTCCGCCACATGCTCGGCGCTGTACTTGATGGCGTACACCACCGTCTGGGTGACGCCTTGCAGCCCCCACTCGCTTTGCAGCGCCCGCAGCCACCCGATGACATTGCTGTAGTCAGCCTGACTCAGCAGGATGGGCATCTCGTGGAGCCGCTCTGCCTGACTGACCTTGCTGGGCGCTGCCTTGCTCTCCTCCTCGTCGTCGTCCTCGTCCCCACCACTGTCCGGCAACTCCGCTAGGGGCAGGAGTTCCTCCCGCAAGTCCTCCAACTCCTGCACCTCGAACAGCGTGTCCGTGATGCCCGGCCCCATGGCCAGTTTCTCCAAGCCCTCTAGCAGCATCTCCCTCTTGTAGGTGCTCAGGTCGCTGCTGCGGTTGTCCGCGTAGAGGAAGGCCAGTTCCTCCTCGGTCGACTGGAAGCCCTGCTTGATCACCGCCACGCTGTCCCAGCCCAGCAGTTCGGCTGCCTCGGTCACGCCATGGCCAGCCACGATGGTGCCCATGTCGTTGACGATCACCGGCTTGCGCTGCCCGTAGGTCGCCAAGGACTGCGCGATCTTCTCCACCCGGTGCTGACGTGGGTTGAATGGATGGCGGGTAAGCCTGCGGATAGGTACGATCTCCGCCACCGCTGCCAACTCCGGTGCGATGTTGGCTGTGTATCCCAACTCTGCCACTTGGTCCTCCTCGTAGGGGCTGGCGCGGGCCACGTCCGAACCGACGTGGGCGTTCCCCAGAATGCCCTGCCGATATCCGCTCTAACGTGGCCCGTATGGACGCCTTGGCTTGGGCTATCGATAGGCTTGCCTCCTCTCTACTAGCAGTGTTGGGAGCAGATTCTAATGTTGCATCCACATATTCCCGTTCTATACCCTCTCCTTTCGAAGTGAATAGAGAGGAACGTACTGTGCATGCAACATTGACCTCTAAGGCACGCCGCATCAGTTCGGTAAGGGTCACCTTGACTGGGTTGATCACCACGTCGTAGGCGACCTTCCAAGTGGTGACGGCATAGCGACCGAGCCCATTGGTGGTGCTCTGCAGGATGCCCAGAGTTTGCAGGTGCTTGGCGTCCCGGTACACCGTGCTGCGATGCAGACCCACGGCTGCTGCCATGCGTGCGTAGGTCGCGCGGCGCATGCCGCGCGCCGCTTTGATCAGGTCGGCCTGCTGCTTGGTGACGCCTTCGTATCTGTGCCCGCTGTTAGTCAGGACGACTGGGATCAGTGGGCCATAGCGCGCCGACACACGCGCTGCGCTGAAGGTCACGGCGCTTGCCGTGTAGGAGAAGTTGTGCTTACATTCATTGAGGCTCCTACCTCCGAAGGGTGAGTGCCAAGGCGGGGACCCGGTGCAAACCGGGTCCCTTACGTTGCGGGGTCCCGCCCCAGACCTAGCAGGCTACACCCGCGCAGACCTCCGGCCAAGCCATAGAGTTAGACCCACTGACCAGCCATGGCGGCAGCGAGGCCGGGCAGTGTGCGACTGCGGGCTTGCGACCTACCAGCACTATCCGCAGCCATATGTACTTTGGGGTCGTAGCGAGCGACATAGTTGGTGGGCCTGAGTCGCGGCAGGTTCTTGAGCCATAGACACGTCGCCTTGACCTCCCCATGGCCGAACATCCAAGGCTGGACGACTTGGTCTGGTCGGCGGATGCGCGTGCTGATCACACCGATGGGGTTCTCGATGGCGATGCGGGGTACGGGCGCATCCATGAGCGCCTGCACGAATGCCAGAGCGTCGTCCTGCTCCTGCCGGCGGTCTTTGAACCAGCGGGCACCGGAGACTGCGAGGTAGGTGCAGGGCGGGTGAGCGATGAGCAGGTCCCACTCGACCTGACCGGCCAGCAAGCCGAGCACGTTACCCCTGAGATGCCAGCGTTGGTCACCTTCACTCGGTAACAGGTCACACGACCATGCGTCGTGGCCCTGCGCCCTAAAGGCATCGCGCACCACGGCGCTGAACTCACACGCCACCAGCACCCGCATAGGACCAACTCTAAGCCGTTGTAGGCTCCGGGGTGGGCACTGGCTCAGGCTCTGGGGCTGGCGGGTCGGGGAGTTGGTTCTGGGCGGGCTGGACAGCCTGCAAGGCTAGCGCCCGCAGGTCAGCCATGCCGTCCTTCACACTAGCGATGGTGGCCTGTGCCTCATCAGCCACGGCGTCGGCCTGCAATATGGCCTCCACCGCATCCTGAGGCAGGCGCTTGGCCAGCCTGCGGATGGTCGTCTTGCGACACATCTCCCCGTAGTTGGTGGTCCATGGCCCAACGACGTTGCCGCTATGGTCCTTGCTTCCGTAGCGATCGCGGATGCCGTTGAGCTCCACCACATCCATCACATCGATCAGGTACTTGCCTGACTGCATCAGCGCCCATGCATAAGCATGCGTCATGCTGCCTCGCTCCCCCAGCGCAGGCACATGCGTGATGTACGGGTCAGTGCCCAGTTGATAGGCGAACTGGTCGTGCTCGTACACCACCTGCGTGTCTACATCCTGGACCTTGCCGCTGTTGCGGATGCGCTTGAGATAGCCGCCGTACTCCGGCAGGAACGTGCAGCGATCACCCCGGCGAATAAGGCTGCCATCACTCGTCCCCGGCAGCAGCCCCATGGTCGCAGCCGTCTTGATGCTGTCGATGATGGAGATAACGGTGCAACGTTCCAGTATGTCCGACTCCGCTGCTAGCAGGCCGAACACGACGGCAAGGAACCTATCCTGCTCTTGCTTGGTGGGAAACATCATGCGGATGGCCTTGGCCTCGGCCCCACCGTCACGCTTGAAGGCTTGCGCCACCTGCTCGAACTTCTCACTGGACTTGGGCATCACTCTGCCCACGCTGCTGTTGACCGGCGGGGCTGGCAAACGACTCATGACTCCTCCGCTGTGAAGTAACTAAAGCGACGCACGCCGGGCTTGACCTTGGTGTGCTTCTGCACGATCTCTAGCAACACACCGGCCTCATTGGCGGCTGCCTCCCAGTCGGTGTAGTTGCGCTCCTTGGTGGTCTTCCACTTGACGCTGCCGTAAGGGCTATAGAATCCCTCATGCTCACCAAGCGCAGCCTTGATCTTGTTCTCTGCCTCGGATACCAGCCGCTCGCGGACCCTGAACTCCTGCATGGCCTCGGCCAAGGTCTTCACCAGCAAGGCTTGGCTGGGCGTAGCCGTCAACATGTCGCCGTCATCCTGGGGATGGGCCTTGCCCAAGTAACGAGCGTCCGCACTGCTGCCTGTAGGCTCTGGCGGCACGCCGGTCAACACATGGTCGTGCCAGAAGGCACGCAGGCTCTCGCGCAGCGCCGTCAGGAACAGGTCGTCCCGTGGGATGGGATATACCCGGAAGGTATGGTGTCCGAACAACACGGCCACATGCGTGAGCGTCGCGCCAGTGACCAGCATCTGATGCTGCACCTGTGCCCATACGTCTGGAGGGATCTGTGTCGACCCATCCTCGCCCCAACCACGCATGTAGGCTCGTGTCTTGCACTCGACGATGGTGTTGGGGTCGCCGTGCAACCGATAGTCTAGGTGACACACCAGCCACTCGTCCTGCTTGTGTCTGTAGTGTCGATTGGCAGCACGCACCCGATGGCCCGTGGCCACACGGTAGAGCTCTGCCACGGTGCTTTGGAGTTGCAGACCAAGCCATGCCGGAAGGCTGGTGCCTTCGCTTGTGGAACGCTCTACCTTGCTCGACCATACCGTCAACGGGGTGCCGTAACGGCTGATGCCAAGGATCTTGGGCGTGTCTGTGCTGCCCAGTCCCGTTAGTTGACGCTCGCGCAGTTCCTGCTGCTGGTCTAAAGACTCAGGTTCGTCCATACGACCCTCTCACACGGCTAGGTCCGGTTTTTACTGTAAACCGTGAGGTCAGGTATGTAAAGGGGCTGTCAGGCTTTTTTTACGTCAGGAGGCAACGAAAAAGCCCCAGCAGGAGAAAGGGGTTCTAAAGCCTGCGGGGCTCTTCCGTCCTAGCAGAAAGGACTACCAGCATACGTCAGCCTTTGGCGTTTCGCACCTGCTCCACCATGGCCTCATGTCCCTGCATGGCTTGCTCCCATGTGCTGTAGCGGGCCATCTCGAACTCTGTGTCTCCACCGAACACCATGGTCTCGAAGAGCAGGGGAACCTTAGAGCCCCAGCCATGGTCGATCACCAAAAAGACCGTGCTGACCCTATACGCGCCCACCTCGGTGAGAGCCACCTTGCGATTCTCGTATTCCCACGCCTGTGCGAACGCCTTCGCGTCTGGGAGCTCCATGGGCACCACGCTATGATCCGGCAGCAGAGCGTGATACCACGGTCTCATGCGGCTTGGTTCAGCAACGCCTGACGCCTGCGAGCGCCCTTGACGCGCAGGTCGGCTGCCATACGGCTGACGCCCCAGCGCGCCGCGAGCCGCCCTGCCGTCAGTTGCTCGCTGTCGACCATGCGCAGCAACTCTTGGTCATGCTGGTCTAACTGGATGGCGAACTGCATGGCGATGTAGGCGCCATTGCACTTGCGACAGCGCACTCCGGTGGACACTGGCGTGCCACAGTCCAAGCAGACTCTATCTTCCAAATGGGGCCTCCTTTTAGCGAAATGATAGGTGGATTACCTACGGCGCTTCCAGTCACTTGGCTTGTAACTGACCTCCACCCTAGAAAAGCCCCGAGCGCGCAGCACGGTCGCGCGCTGCTGCGCTACGGCCTCGGTGCGGAAGCGTATCTGCTTGCTTGTCCATGCGTCGGTCTTGTAGCGCAGCACCCACGGCAGAGCGTCCTTACTACGGATCACGGGTGAGCAGCCATGCGAATAGGCTCACCACGACGGCCACCGAGCCTAGCGTGATGACGCTGAACACGATGTTCCAAAACAGAGGCCATAGGTCTAGGCTCCATCCATTCCCCATAGCCCTAGCGTCTCGCAGCAGGCTAGGATGTGTGGGCTATTCATTCACACTCCAGGAGGCTTTCCGTGAACAAGGCGCTTGCCACCATCGTGGCGACCCTCGGCATGCTGGTCATGCTTACCGGCAGCGTGGCTGCCAACGAACAGGACGGTCGCGGTGGACGCGGCTGTGACGAGGTCATCTTCGGCACGCTCGACAGGGACGCCCTCATCGGCACCCGCTGCGACGACATCATCTTCGGCTTCCAAGGCAGCGACCTACTCATCGGCCTGCGTGGCGAGGACCGCCTGATCGGTGGAGCCGGCAATGACCTGCTCCGTGACATCGACGGCAACATCGATGTGCTCATCGGCGGCGGCGGCAGGGACCGCTGCGCTGGCGACGTGGACGACATCTTCATCGGCTGCGAGTTCATCCGTAGGGTGCTGTTCGTCAGTCCGTCGTAAGCCATAGGGGTTCTCTTCGGTGAACTCCCAAGGCTCTGGTTGCTTGCGGATCTTCTTCTTGGGCCGGACGGGCGCCTCGGTGGCATCTTTGTAGCCTTCCCACGCTAGGTCTGGCAACACCTGCTCCACCTCCTTACGCAGGTCTTGCTTCAACTGAGACTCTAGCCCGAGCAGGCGCCTGCCGCTGCCCCTACGTTGTGTATCGAACCGCTTGCGCCTGTTGCTCACTGCTTGTCTCCATGGCTGACCTCGTCATACGCCCGCTCGAGACGCAGCATGGCCCGCTCCAGCGCCAGCAAGCCATCCCCCGCGTGGCGCTCTAGGCCGAGCATGGCACGCTGGGCTTCGAGTAGGGCTGGCATGCTCAGGCTGATCGCATCCAGCAGCACGGCCCGCTCGGCCTCTACCTCGCGGAGACGTTCACCAAGTGCGATAGCCGTGTCATCCATCGCCTTCGACTCGATGATGCAGTCCTGCAACCGGGCCTCGACCTCATGGAGTCTGGCGGCTGCGGCGAGCGCATCGCAAGGCCACTCGCTGTCGCTGACTGGCGAGCCGCAGTAAGAGCAGCCGGTGGGGATGCTCTCACCGTCCCCATACTCCGAGCGCCATGAACGGTGCCGTGCCTCGATGGCGGCGAGGTCGCTCACGACCCGGCCTCTGGCTCGGCAAGGAGGTCATCGATGTCCTGCGGCCAGAGCATCCCGTCCTCGGTGGCTTCCGTCGCGCAGATGCGCTCGAACCCGGTGTACAGCCGCTCCCGCTCGGACCTTGCGGCCTCGGCCTCGACGGTCGCAAGTTCCATCGCGAAGTATGGGTCGCCGTCGTCCTCGGCCAGCAGCCGCTTCCCGGTCGGTGTCTGCGGCTCGCTCACGACCCGGCCTCCACCAGCCACAGCCAAAGCAGCACGAAGAAGCAGACCATCAGGGCGCTCATATGCTCTCCGGCAGGCTGATGCCCATCATCAGCAGATAGTTGCAGCCCTGCGCCTGGATGTCCGTCACATGGCCGCACTTGTCACAGCCGCCAGACGTATAGAGTTTGTTGGGCACGTCCATGGTCAGCCGTTGACCACAGCCGGCACAGGTGAACTTCTGGAAGAACGTGGACCCCCGGCGCACATGCTCTTCCACCTCCGCAGCCACCTCGTCAAAGGGGCCGTCCACATACGGCCCACCCTCGCCCCTACCCCTTTCGTTCACCAGTTCCTCCTTCGGCTCTAGGACTTGCAGGGCGCCGCACGCGCAGCGCCCAACGACCCAACCATCCACTCCCGGCTCTGTGAGGGAGTCCATGGTGACTCTGTTGTCGCCACCCCAGTCATGCTCATGCAAGGTATTCCTCGGGCACTTGTAGCCATCCCAAGTTGATGGCCGTGGCCGTGTTGCTGATGCCTCCGTAATAGACGCGGACATGTTTGCTGGCGTTGCGCACGGTGTTGCTGCTCAGGCCCAGCATGGTGCTGGCCTCCTCCCGGCCATACAGGAGGTCCACCGCGAAGATCTTCATCTCACGGCGGCTGGGCATCTTCTCATAGCGATCCACCCGTGGCTTGTCCACATGCTCGGCCCGCATCTGGCCCCACGTCTTACTCATCGATGTGCATGTCCTTTCCGGGTACGTAGTACGTGCCCTCGCCCTTGACCACCACGGTGCAACGCTTGGCATTGACACGCGCCACCAGCCCGAACTTTTGGCGACGCTCATGCGTGAAGAACACAGAGTCGCCTTCCTTGAACTGGCTGGCCTGCTGCATGGCCGCTTGCTCGCGCTCCATGTCCGCCCGGAACAACATGCTGGCTCCGCAGTGGTCCCACGGCTTACGGGGCCGGCCCACCACGAACTCCACGTCGTACACGGCACGCGCTTCGTGGAACTTGCGCCATGTCCGCACATGGGCTCCATACACGCTACTTAGGGCAGCCAGCACGCGCGGGAGTTCGGTGCGGGGCACCTCCATCACCACGCCGTGTTCCTTTTCGCACTCTGGCAGCGGCCACTCAAGATACGGGGCCAACACATCCGCGGGCGCTACGGGTTCGGGCCGGCTAGCGACCAACGCTGGCCTCCTTGTAGACACATCCACGGGGGCTGCACAGCACATGATTTCCATGCTTGTGCAGCAGCATCCGGCGGTGCCCTTCTGGGTCGTCGGCTTCGTC